GAAAGGCCAATTTTTAATTGTTTTTCCCCACCCATTTGAAATATAATTATATTAATAATTACCATCCTTTCCTTTTGGGGCCAATGAAAACAGTTTTCTATATCTGGTTTTTCTATTTCATAAATATGACCCCCAACAATAAATATAATATCAAATTTATTATCTTTGTTTTTTTCTAAATAAGTAGGAATAGTTGTTCTGCTATCACCTAGAATTAAAACATGTCTATTTGGATAATTACTATCTATATATTCTTTTGCTGCTGTAACATAATTATGGACTCCCAAATCAAAAGATGTTAAAGTTAATTCTCTATTGAATTCTAAAAATACTTCGGCAGAATGTCCTGCGTTAAATCCAATTTCCATGACATTTATATTTGGTGTTTTTGTTAACTCTATTAAATCTTTTACTTGTTGTGGAACTTGTTGAGAATGTCCTTCAAAAGAATGAAATCCTCGATAATGCAAAAAATCTGTAATTGGCATTTGTAATATATCGTATATATTTTTTTTATATTATTATATATGTATCTATTTTATACATTTTCTCCATCTTCGATAGTATGCAATTTGGTTTGACTCGCCACTCTCTTCGGCGTCAAAGACTTCAATGTCGACACTCGTTTCGCATCCATAATTTTGAGAGTGAATGATTTAGAAGCCACATTGAAAAAAAGAGATGGAATACTTATGATTTCACGGGCTTCTTTGTCATATACAACATCCTTTGCTTTCTGCAGTTTCGATTTTTCTAGACAATCAATAAAAAACAACTTGAGTGATTTTATATCTTTTACGGGGAGATTGTTTGTTTTCCCATATTTTTCTGCGAATGCATGGAGTTTCTGTATTTTGCCCGTTTTGTCGAGCTTATTCCATGTATCATTTTTATTGTGTTGTTTTTCTTTTTCAAGTATTAAATCCACTGTATTGTAGTTCGATTCATTAATCGACATCATAGGTGGCTTCACATTTGTATTGTTACCCAATACATGATTACTTTCATTTGCGAGTTGTTGAGAGTCAGTTGAAATTTCCATATTAACTATTATATTCTTTATATTATATTCCAAAAAATACTTCTATTTCCTTTTTATTTATATTTTATTTTTTGTTGTATCCTTTTTATACAGTATTCGGTTTGGTTCTTGTTCCTTTTGAACCTTTACTTTTGGTTTTGGTTTCTTTCTTAGGTTCAGAATTCGTAACAAAAATGCGTCTTTTTTTATTACTTTTTGTTTTTTTATTAGGTTCAGAATTTATACCAGGAATACGTGTTTTTTTATTACTTTTTGTTTTTTTCTTATCTTCAGAATTTATACCAGGAATACGTCTTGTTTTATTACTTTTTGACATCTTCTTTCCTGTAAATCTAGGATATACTTTTCTCATATGATGTCTTCTTTTAAATTTATCAAATTTATAATTCAGTTCTAATATATGGTATTTTGTTATATCTTGAAACTCATCTAAAAATTCCTTTAATTTTATTGTGATATTTGGAGTTCTGTTTATATGAGCATTAAATTTTTTATTAATACGTTCTTGATCTTTGCTTTTATTATGTGTAATATTATAAAAATATTGAGCAATTATTCCAAACATATCTATATATTTTTCTTCAAGTTTCCATAGTAATGCATCACATTTTTTCATATCATGATGCATTTTTTCAGGGTTTTTTATATATTCATTACTTAAAGCAATTATTTTATCCATATAAATATCTACTTGTGTTTTTCTTCCGTTGATTCCTGAGAATGGCTCTGCACCACCTTTTTTGGCGAACGATTCTTCGCCTTCCCGTTTGGCGAACGATTCTTCGCCTCCCCACCATTTCGGAATCGATGGAAGATTTGCTTTAACTTTTTCTACAAGTAGGTTCGTAAACCAATTCATTGATTTGGAAAATAAATCCATCATATAATTAAACAACCAATTACAGTAAGTTTCTAACGGACTGTCTTTGTATAATGCACTAAGTAAATCTCTTACAGGTTCACCGAAGCTCCACATTACAGTTATTACAAAGGAAATCGAATTGATAATTATTTCCATAAAAGTTTTGGCTATAAGTCCTACTAGATATAATCCAAGTTTAGGAATATTTAAAAAAAGACACAGTTTGTCTATTAAAAGAACAATGTAAGAAACTTCAAATAGCCCCCAAATAATTCTAAGTAGTAATTTCACAGTATTTGAAATAAATGGAAAAAAATCACTAACAATTCCTAATATCTGTTCCTTCACTACTATATATCCACTATATACCGTTTTTATAAATTCAGATACGAACCATAATAACACTAATATACACCAAATAAAACTATTTACAAATACTCCAACACCTTTGTCATATTTAATCTCGCATCTTTCTGATAATTGTCCATTTAATGTGTTTAGTTTTCCAATAATAAGACTGAAATTTTGGTTAAGAACTGATTTTACATCATCAAATCGCTCGTGCATTTCTTTTCCAACAGTTTGCACTTTTTGTCCAACAACTTCAACGGCTGCTTTGGTGCCTTTGACTTCCTCTCCAACACCTGTTATCGCTTCTCCGGTGCGTTTGACTTCCTCTCCAACACCTGTTATAGCTTCTCCAGTGAGTTTGACTTCCTTTCCAACACCTGTAACGTCTTCTCTGGTGCCTTTGATTTCCGATTCTACTAGTTCAACTCTTTCATTTAATACTTCAAGTTTTCTATTCATTTTTTCTATAGAATCTGCCATTCGTTCCGCAATTCCTACAAGAGTAGCAATACTTTCTCTCGTTTCTTCGACTATCGCAGTTTGCATTTTTTGACGTTTATCAAAAATCGGCATAGAAGCATTTACTTCGCCGGTCTTATCGTCAATACTTCCTAATAATTCTCCTGATATATTTGCTTGTTCTAACAAAGCTCTAGTCAAAATTTGATTTTCTGATACTAGTTTAACTACTTCTTCTTGTCTATCACGCATGTATCTTCCCAATTCTTCTAAAGTGATTTCAGCCTGTTTTTTTGGTAATCCTTCTAATAGTTCTTGTAATTGTTTCACTCCTTTACTTTCTGGCTCAGGTTCACTGCTTTCTAAAATTATCTGTGTTATGTCACTCATTATATATAATTTTATATAATTATATATAAATAATAAGATATGTATAACTGTATTTATATTTTTATCATTCATAATAGGGTTTTCTTTCGTATCTTCAAATATATAAGGTATAAAATATCTAATAACAAACTTAAAACTATTTTTCTGTAAACATAGTAGTGTATAAGGGTTTTCATGAATGACCAACCGAACGAATCTACCAACAAAAAAATTATCATAGAAACAAAGAATAGTAATAGTAGTAATAGTAGTAATACCGGCAATAAAAATAAAATGAAAAAACAACCGGTTATGAGAAAGGTGGTCCATAAAAACAAATGGAATTTTGAACCCTCTGATTTTTCTTTCGACAATCAAATACAAAATATCCGGAAAATCAATGAGAACCTACCCCCCACCCCACATATGGAAATATATACATCTGAAATTAAAAATAAATTGAATGGTTATCGTTCTCAAGATATCATAAAAAAGATTTACGATACCGAACAATTTGTGGATTTCAAAACCGCCATCGATTTATTATTGAAATCTAATTTGGATTGTTTCTATTGCAAAGAAAAAGTGGAAGTATTATACGAACCTTCGAGAACCCCGAAACAATGGACATTGGAAAGACTCGATAACCAATTTGGCCACAATAAAGACAATCTCGTGATTGCCTGTTTACATTGCAATTTACATCGGAAAACAATGTACCACGAAAGATTTGTTTTCACAAAACAATTGGGAATAATTACGAAATTGGATTCATAAAAATACAATACTTATTACAAATATCAAAAATATAATAAAGGAATATATCCATAATTATTCATCTTTCCATTATGAATATATTACAAGAACAAAAAATCAAAAACTTTTTTGTTGAAACGAAACAACCGAGTGAGCCTATATCCAAATGTTCTCAACAGATAATATTGCCATTGCATGAAAACATTCAAAAGAAGATTGATTATTTTTTGAAAACAAATAAAATACCACATATTATATTTCACGGCTCTTCAGGAACGGGGAAGAGAACCATTGTCTACGATTTTTTAAATAAAATCTACAATAATGATAAACAAAAAATAAAAACAAATGTGATGTTTGTCAACTGCGCACATGGTAAAGGAATTAAATTTATACGCGAGGATTTGAAGTTTTTTGCGAAATCGAATATTCAGTCGAGTTCCGGGGTTCTCTTCAAAATCATTGTCCTAATGAATGCGGATTTTTTAACGATAGATGCGCAATCCGCCCTAAGAAGATGTATTGAATTGTTCAGTTATAATACACGTTTTTTTATTATTGTGGAGAACAAAAATAAGTTATTGAACCCTATTTTATCTCGGTTTTGTGAAATATATGTCCCTGAATATATTGAAAATGGCAAGGTTCTCAACCTCCATCAATACAATCTGCAAAAAAAGATAGATTTTACAAATCATGAAAAAGAAAAACAACAATGGATTGAGAACCATATATACAAACCCAATCCACCTAGCGAAATAACCCATGCGAATTTAGTAGAACTAGCCAGCCGTTTTTACGAAAATGGAATATCTTGTTTGGATTTAATGGAATTTGTAGAGACATCGGAATGGTGGCATGGAGAACTTGTCATAAAATATCAAATGGAATTCCATAAAATCAAATCGGAATATCGATGTGAAAAGTTATTGATTCTTTATATGTTGGATGTTATCTATTTTTCATCGAACTAGGATATTCGTTTAGGTAGAATAAAAATATATAAGTGGAATAATTATATTGAAAAAGAAATGGACGATTTTGTTATCTCAAATTTGCAGGAATCGAGAAATGAATGGTGCGCACGTTTAGTGAGTATATTTACTCCCTTGATAATTGAAGGTATTCGTTCTATATTCGAGGAATCGTGGAAAATGTGTATTGACAATGATGAAGTAGGTAAGTATTTGATGACCTTTCAAAATTTGTTATGTCGCGTTCCAAAATGGAATTCCATCATTATAGAACAGGAGCGAACCCGAATCATCGAACGCAGTGCGTGTAATTATTTAGAAGATTTGATTACCTGTGTACATATTATTCAATTGAAGGTTCTCACAAGCATTCGTGTAGGAAACAAACAAAAGAAAATTGATATATCTATACCCAAATTAGATACATTCATTCATAAAGTATATATTCATGCCGCGCGGAAAATATACATGAATGTATATTTGTTTGAAAAGAACATTTCTCCCTTGCAAATCCAAAAAAACAATCGTGAATTGGAAGTCATTGTACAAGAGTGTATATTGATTGCTATCCGCGATAGTATTCCCACCGAATCCATCATTCGCGCTTATTTGGACGAAAGTGTGGAACAAGAAGAGGAGGTCACAATTGAGAACGTGGAGAATCCGGTATTGAAAAATGCGTCGACCAATCCAGATTCCGCCACCAATGTGGAAGAAAGTGATAACGAATCCGATATTTTCGATATACCACCCAACAAAGAAGACAATATCCCCGAAGTGGTTCCCGCAATTAAAAACATTGATAATTCACCAGTGATTACTCGTCTTACGTTTAATGATACGGATTCTATATTGGATGAAACGAACCAATTGCAGGAGGTAAATGCTCCAAAAACCATTGAACAGTTGGAGAAAATAAGCATGGAGAGGGCGATTCGCCGTAAGATGGAGGAAGACAGTGATGACGAAGACAATGGCAATATTAAAATTATGGATACCGTCGATTTATCTGGATTCGATGTATTGGATATAGATACTGCAGGAAACGCGGTTTCTTCGGAAGACCCTTTTATCGATTTCGAAGAGTTATAATTGTTTCGAGTTGAATATCAGGTATATTATATTATATTATATAATTGAATATTATAAATGTCATCTGACTTTGTCGAACAATCCACGTCATCCACGCGTTCTAGCCCATCCAGTGAATCCGAATCAGTTGAATCATCCAATCCACCCAAACAATCCACATCATCCACGCGTTCTAGTTCATCCAATGAATCCGAATCATTTGAATCATCCAACCCACCCAAACCACCCAATAAATCCAAACCAACCAAACGAACCAAACCATCCAATAAGTCCAAATCATCCAATAAGTCCAAACCAACCAAACCAACCAAATCATCCAAATCATCCAAATCATCCAAATCATCCAAATCATCCAAATCATCCAAATCATTCAATGAATCCAATTTAGTTAAATTATCCAATGAATCCAATTCAGTTGAACCATTCAAATTAGCTGAACCATATAAATCATTGACTAGATATGCTATTGAAGATGGTTATTCAGATAGTTCATTTACTGAAAAACCACTTTATCCTTTCATAAGTTCACGAATCGCCACTGTATCTACAAGAAATACAAATATAAACTCTACTTCGAGTTCTGTAGAATGGCAATTTGATTTTCTTGTTGGAGTTGTTTATGAAAGAAAAATAGACTATTTAATAGACTATTTAAACGATACACCTTTTTCCTTAATCGGTAATTTACCTAAGTTACCTAACTTAGCAAATACGTTACGAGAAATACTTGCCTATATTCATCATGGTCTTCAATACAATATATATCCAAATAATAGTTTAAGACAATTTATTCATGATGTTGTTTTCAGTGAGAAAATACCTATAGCACAATTTAATAAATTAATTCATATGCCACTATATAACTCGGTAGATACACTACTAGCATATAGTCGCGTTGAATCGGGAATCAATGTAGACTCCTCCTATTACGTATTGCCTATGGTTATAATATCACGTATGATCGATGATAAAAATTTTTATAGAAAGAAGCATTTTTTTACAATATTTATTGAAAAATATTATCCATATACCATGTACATAAATTCTTCCTATAATTCGGATAATGTATATGTTCCACAAGATACTGCTAAAATAGAAAGAGAACAGTTCAATGCTTTATGTTATTTATTAGCCAACCCATATAAAACATATAATGAAAATAATATGTCCATTGACTATGGTATTGACCGAATTCTTGAGATATGTTTTCTAGGATTCAATAAAATAAAACGAGATGATTCTATTGATTTCCAAAGTGCAATTCAAAAACTTAAATCAGACTTCTGTACAGAGTATGGTTCTTCTGTTGCCATTATACCAGATTATAAAAAATGTATTTATGAATATATCAATCAATACATGGCGCTTCGTTCACCAGAAAATAAAGGAGGGAAAAAACAGAGAATATTTACAAAAAAGAAGAATACAAATCGTAGAACAAATAGGAAACCTCTCAGTAAAAAAAGAGAAAAAGGATAATATGGGACGATTTATACAGTTATAATGTACGCGAAAAATAATATGGTTTCAACAAAACAATATTATTTATTTGGGTTTTCTTATTTCAAACGCCGATTTTTTCTATAAAGAAAATACAACGCGAATAGCGATACATTGATTGACATGCTAACTATCCCTGCCGCAATGAGTGAAATATCCGTTATGAAATATCCATGTAGCAACCATAGCAAATTCGTCATGAGAATAAGTAATAAAGAGAACAATGATAAGTCTTTTACATTTTTTGTTGTATATGTCTTCCATAATTGAGGAAACATTTGTATGGAATTTACGATAGGTGCTAATATGGCTACGATAAATGGTATCATTATACAATTATTCTATAAATAAATTCGTATTTCATATTAGAAAAGGTCTAAAATCCAGGAGTATCTGTAAAGATTTCTGTATTGGAGGGATTGATGGTTTTGTTCTCCGTAACCACATTAAAAAACTCAAAAATACTACTATCCATATTGAAAACAACTGTAGTCGCCGCAATGGTACACATCATAACAATGATTGCATCACGGACAACCTCCTTGAGCGGTTTTAATTCATCATGAATGAATTTCATTTCTATGAATTTCGCTACACAAAAGAGTAAAGTAACCGCGATAGATATAATGAAAATCTTTTCCATGTCGTCTGTCTAATAATAAATACCTAAATATTTAATTATTCATTATAACGAATTATTTACATAGCAAGGTATTTTGTCGATACACATCACTAAATGTTTTTCTTTTCCATTTATTTTTTTCCATACTTTTTCAGATACTTCATATTGATTAAAAAACGGATATTCTAATTGTTTTTCGGGCAAGTGATTATGGACGCTTCTCGCTATCATCTTATACAGTTTAAATCCGGGATATCTTTCATTGCCATTTTTTTTATATAATACATTCTTTCCATTGTCATCTAAACACCATCGATAAATGGTTCTCTGGAATTCATCCAAATCATGAAGACTATCTTCATTATCAATAATAAAATCATAAATAGAGCAACCTAACCGACATAAATCAAAACTATAATTCGGTTCAAGTCGCGGTTTACTTTCATTAAAAAACGGCTCGAAATTGTATTGCGTATAGCCGTCTCCGCCCACTGCGAAACTATCACTGCAAAACACATTTCCATTGAATTTGTAAATTCCTCTTCCGAAATCAATTATTTTATAAATGCGTCCATAGGTAGGGACTTTGTATTTTTTACCTTGGAATTCATAATATAAAAATGCATGTTTTGTCGTCGTATACATGATATTGTTTGTATGTAAATCGTTATGTGTAAAATGAAATGCTTTTTGATAGGTAATCAATGTCATAATAATCTGGAACAATGCACTTGCGCCTTGGGATTTATTAATTTCTCCTTTTTCAAATAAATCGTCAATGGTTCCGGTGCATCTTTCCTGGCAAATCATTTGAACCGGGAAATCATTGATATAACAATATACTTCACTTTCATTCTCTTCGTCTTCCTCATCTTCGTCTTCATCTTCCTCTTCCTCCTCTTCGTCTTCCTCCTCGCTTCCCTCATTTTCGTTCTCGTTGTCGTCTTCACTTCTGTTCTCATCATCGTCTTCTTCTTCTCCCTCCTCTTCGTCTTCAGTACTATAATTGGTTTCGCTATTATTGGATGTATTTGCGGTAGAATGTGAAGATAAAGAAGAGGAAGATTCTTTCATTTTTTCCGATGCATTTTTTTCATATACTAATTCATGTTCTCCTTCTTCCAATTGATTCTCTCCTCCTCCTCCTACCTCCGTTTTGGCTTCACATTGTTCCTCCAAATTTTCTATAGAAATATTTAATTTTTCACTTTTAATATGCAGTTTGTTTTTGTTCCTTCGAGAACCATAATTCGAAAAAAGTGCCTCATTGGATTCCGTCACCGAAAATAGTTTTCCAATATGTGAAATAAAAAATGGAGAACTATTCAAATACTCTATATCATCTATCACATTCATTTTATATTTTTCTTGGACTGCCAAATAGGAGCCATAGAAATCAATGGAATTCAAAAATCCATGTTTATTCAAAAGTTGACTACTCAAATAACTGAAAAAACAATCGACATACGATGCATTGTGTTTGTTCTCCAACTTAGGAAAAGCATTCCCGCCGTAGGCGGGAAGAGTCCGTATACTATCATCATGAATATCATATTTTCCAATCATATATCGAATCGGGTCCAACAAAGGTGAGAACTTGATAAAGACCGGTTTCTCGAGAACCTTTTCTTCGGATATATCCAATACAGTATTCATATCGATAAATTCATATTTTTGATTCAAGGATATTGTGTTCTCACTGTCTGCCTCTATATCGAAAAAAATAGAATAAATAGGATTGTATTTTTGTAGAGATTTCATACAAAATGGATTATACTCATGTTGAATATCCTGTTCTGTTTTGATATACTGATTCGATAGTTTTTGAATATCAAACAATTTGGTTCTCTGTGCGTTTACTGAAAATTTAGGAACTTCACTTGACATGCTCATATGACTATATGCCTATATTTATCAAAACTTATATATTATTTCGAGTTTGAACGTTTTCTATTATATCACTCAGTTTTCCTAAAATCATTTTGTTTATTTGATATTTCACTTGTTTTTACAGTATTCTTTTTCTATGTTCGAGAACCTAGGTTCTCCATTGTATTCTATTTTTTATGTATTTTGTTTTTTATTTGTCTTTTGTCTTTCATAAAAATCAGGATTCTTGTAATGAATAATATACAAATTACAAGAATGAGAACAAGGAGAAAAGGAGGAGAAAAAGTAGAATACAAAAAATACAATCGAGAACAATGGAAATACGTTTGCAACATTTTTTTATTTTATTATTATAACTATAAGTAGAGAACGTTTAGTAATGTCTCTAGAATTAAAAAAATTTGATATGCGAACCATTACTTTCAAACCCAATGAAAATAAAGGCCCTGTGATTGTTATGATTGGAAGACGTGATACCGGTAAATCGTATTTGGTAAGAGATTTATTATACCATCATCAAGATGTTCCCATCGGAACGGTGATTTCGGGAACAGAAGCAGGAAACGGATTTTATGCTTCTCATGTCCCAAAAGTTTTTATTCACGAAGAATACAATACCGTATTGATTGAGAACATTCTCCGTCGTCAAAAAATAGTGTTAAAAACAATGAATAAAGAAATCGAAAATTATAAAAAAACAACCATCGACCCCCGCGCGTTCGTCATATTAGATGATTGTTTATATGACCAATCTTGGACCCGCGATAAAATGATGCGTCTCCTATTTATGAATGGTCGACATTGGAAGGTGATGTTGATTATTACCATGCAATATCCATTAGGTATTCCCCCCAATTTACGTACCAATATCGATTATGTATTCATACTTCGAGAACCTTATATGACAAATCGCAAACGCATCTGGGAAAATTATGCATCTATGTTTCCAACTCTGGAAGCATTTTCCAGCGTGATGGACCAGACCACCGAGAATTTCGAATGTTTAGTGATTAACAACAACGCAAAATCAAATAAATTAAATGACCAGATTTTTTGGTATAAGGCGGAAAGTCGACCCGATTTCAAATTAGGCTCAGCAGAATATTGGGAAGCATCCAAAAGTATGGGTTCCGACGACGAAGATGAAGCGTATGACCCAACAAAAGCAAAAAAGAAAAATGCGGGTCCACCTATTACCGTGAAAAAGAATAAATGGTAATTAGGCCTTCTTTTCTGCTCTTAATGCAGCTTCTTTATACATTTTCTCTCTTACTTCACTGGTATCCGTTTCCGCCGCTTCTCGTTCATCGAAATTGACTGTATCGCGAACACCAATCAAATTTCCCTCCTCATCCATGGTCTGTGTCAATACATTGCCGCTCTTTTCAGCCGCTTTTATGTTCTCCTCAATTGCCTTTTTTTTGGTTTCTTTGATTCTCTGCTCAAACTCCAACTTCGCTTTCATCTCATTCTTTACCTTCTCTTGATGGAGTTGATTCAACTCCTCTTCTAAAAACTCGATTTTACCAGTCTTATAGGCATCCGGGTCCCAAGGAATCCATACACCCACTGGACCGACAAATATATCATGATTCGGGTCATGTTCTCGGAGACTTTTGCATTTTAACTCCGCCTCTTCCTGGCTTGGGAAAACACCCCTTACTTTTAGACCGCGTACCGAAGTCTGGAAAGAATGTGTACGGTTAAATACCTCATTTAATCTATCTTCATTTTTATCCAGAAACGTCTTATAATCGTCTTCCACCGTATTTTCCTTCAACCTCGATTCCTCCTCTTTCGAAAATTCATTTAAATCGCCAATCAATTTATTAATATCTAGTTTGTATTTGTAGGCTACGAAATTGAGAAAATCACCAAACTTACTCATAGATTTAGACAATTCCCATTGTTTCACAAATTGTTCAAAAAGAAATACTTCTCGTTTTTTCAATATCTTTTCAGGGGAAATAAAAGACATACACGCAAATTTCTGTCCAGCAATTTGTTGGTCCTCATCACATAAATCTACATATTTAGGGTTAGGGGCTCCGTTTGGTAAGGTCTTTTTTTCGAACGACATTTTAGGAAATATATATTTTTAATAAACTTCTATTTATATACGTTTTTCAAATAAATACATATTATTTAGGACTTTTTATACACTTCATTTCATTTTTTTTGTTTTAGTATAATATATAATGAGCAACGTTTTTGATTTTGCCGAATTGGTTAAAAGAGCCATCAAATATTTAGTCGAAGGTCTCGTAGTTGCGATTGTTGCCGTTCTCGTTCCTAAGAAGGCTTTGAATGTTGAGGAAATTATCATCATTGCATTAACTGCCGCGGCTACTTTTAGCATCCTTGATGTATTTATCCCTTCCATGGGTTCATCCGTCCGCCAAGGTGCAGGGTTAGGTCTAGGATTTAACCTTGTGAAATTCCCTGTTTAATAAATTATCATAATATTTATTTGTTCTCAAACATTCTATAAGCGTTAATGGTGTAGTGGTAACATTGCTCCCTTCCAAGGAGTAGCGGAGGGTTCGATTCCCTCTTAACGCAAATACTTTTCTTTTTTGATGTTACAGAGAAATTGTAATATCAAATAACGGTGTAAAATCAAATACTTATATTGTTGGTATGAATTCCCAATCTAAATCGTCACATACTTTCTTCCATATCATATCCTGTTCTAATTGTTTCGTTCTATCTTTTAATAATGGAATATAGGGTAAATACTGCGTTTGGTCTAACAATACACATAGTTGATACAATGTATATGTATAATTAAAAAAATTGGTTCGATTTGCCGGACAGTGGACTGCCCACGGCTTCTGGATTTCAATAAACAATACACACAATGTTTCATGAAGTTCTTCATTCATAATTGGCGGTTTTATCCCAAAAATAGAATTAATATATTGGATATGTTCAAAATATTTGTTTAAACCTAGTTTTCGTAATATCTCTCGCATCTTGTCATAATTAATCATGGTTATATCTTTTATCCGCTCTTTTTTGATGCGATTCCGTATGGCAAAAATCACTTCCTCAGGTATTTGCGTGGTTTCTTTCGCTTGAAACTGCGATAAAATCTCTTTAAAATGATTCAATCGGATATAAGCAGTATAAGAAACCTCATTGGGCGGTTCTTTATTGGTGGGTTTGGAACTGTCGATAATATAAGTAATAAATTTACCACATTGTTGATTGTTGCAAATTAAAATACCTTCTTCATCTTGTGGAATTAGTTCGCCTGAATGACAGGCTTGACATATATCTGACGGCACCACAAAATCCTGCATATTGGTTATTTCATTTTTCACATTTTTCCAATAAGATTGATGTATTTGTTTTGATTGTTCATACTCTTTGCTTTCTGGTTCATCCACTGCGTCTTTTATTTTAAAAAAGAAATTCAATTTATTCACATTTTTATTATTGTCCCCGCTCGAAATTTTCTTTTTGTCTTCAAAATATTGAAAAATATATTTTGAATTATCCAATAAATACTTTTTTTTCTGAAGTTTCAAAATCCGTATTTGTAAATTGATGTTTTTTATATTGTCCTTGATATCCATTAGTTTTTCAATTTGAGTTTCATCCAATGTTTTCAAAACTTCTTTCAAATGTTCTCGCTCTTTTATAAGAGATGGTACTGTGTTTGTTTCGATTTCGTGAAACTGATTTAACATTTCCGTATGTTTTTCATCAATAGTACTCGTATGTAAAAATGGTTTTGAAACATTTTTTTTCAATAACACATTGTTCATT